AGTAGATTTACCAGCATAGAACATATGAGATTTAAAAGAAGCTACAAATTTAGAACCTGTAACTGAGGATGTACTAACATCAGTGGCACTAAGAGCTAAGTTAAAAACTACAGGTGCATTTACTCCATCAACAAATGCAATCTTTTCATTACCATCAAAGTTAAATCTTTCAAATCTATACTTACCCGCATTAGTTCTACCTGTATCTATTTCTGTCCAAGGAGAAGAAACTGTTACCCTAGAAACGTGTGCGGCTGCAGTAGTACTTTCTGTGGCACGAGTTACACCTGTAAATTCGTTAGGTAGTGAAGCAGCATCTACTCCTGTATAAGTAAATTTTTCTGAGTCTAACTGTAGAGTACCACTAGTTGCAAAACCTGCAACAGAGTCTACAATAATTGTACCTGAACCAGACATAGTTGCATTAGCAGTTATAGCAAAGGCCAGTTCCGTAGAAGCAGCAGAGAATATTTTCTCTCCTCTACACGCTAGTATCTTGTCGCCAAACTTAACTACACCTATTACCTTTTCATTGATACTAGATGTATGTGGTACTACATGATTGACAAACCTACGATAGCCGTTCATCCTTCTGTAACCACCCTCAACGTCAGGCTCAAAGTTTTCTAGAACTAAAGCTTCGCCTGGTTGCATAAGAAAAGAAGAACGGTTTAAAACTAAACCGCCCTCACAGTTAAATGCTGCAGGTTGTACTTGAGAACTATCAGGCATTAAAAGGATACCCCAGAGTTGGAACTTGTAGGTCTATTTATAACTGTAGATCTAATATAATCAAATTTATTAATTAACAAGCTTTGGATATTTTTAATACCCTCCTCAAAACGTTGGAAATTAATCTGATACTGTTGCATCTCACCTCTGTATTGATAAAGAAATGCAGTTGCACCGTCTGTAATAACAGGTTTAAATCTATCTGGGATGCTAGTTGTATCTCCCTGTGCACTTAAGTCACTGGGAAATGTAAAGTAATCGTAGAGTAATGTATACTCTTTATCAGGATAAGGGTACAGTAAGTAGTTATTATCAAGGGTACGTACAATATACTGAGGCATACCTCCGTTATCAAACTGTGTAACTACTACGCCACTAGCATAAGCTGCAGCAGTAGTACCACTATCACCTCTTGTACAACCTGTAAGAGTGTTTCCAGAAATAGCAGTATAAGAAATTATCTCACTGCCTATATAGATACTACCTGATGCTGAAAAACCTGTAGTCGAAGCAAGTGTTAGTGTAGTTATAGAATCTGTATGTGTACCATTTAATGTGGAAGATACAATTTCATCTTCTTGGTTTGCAAATTCTTTACTTATGTATTCGTTATAATTAAGTTTTCTTAAATTAATACCTGATGAATTTACATCGGCACTCTTTTTTATTCTTGCTGTATTGTAATCTACATGTTTAGTATCACTAGGTATAGTGTACCTTACTACTCCAGGAACTAACGTTGAAGTATTAGTTGCGTGATTAAATGGGTATGCAAATTCTTTTTGATTAATATGGCGGATAGCTTCATTCACAGCATTCTTAGCTTGTACTTGAACTCCCCTAGCATCCGAAAAACTAGTGGCAGTTAATACTACTTCATTCATACGAGTAAGAATTTCATTCGTCAGTGCAAGGTATGTAAGTGCCATTCTGTTCCCTCAAGATGCATCAAAGGGGCCAGCATAAAGCCAGCCCCTAAGTTTACTTTAGTTTATGCCAGCAGATCACGAGAAGCTACAGCAGCCTCAGTGTGAGCAGCTGAGATATCTGCAATTACTGCATAGACACGTAAGCGTCCAGTTGCAGCAGCAGCTCCAGCGATAACTACATCAATGGTATCTGACGCAGCAACAAGAGCTAATGCAGCAGCAGCATAAGTAGATGCAGCACCAGTGTTTACAACGTTAGCTTCGCCGTTAGTACCAAGTACAAGGTATGTACCAGCAGCAGCATCAAGTGCAGCACCGTCAACAATGTCATCTCCACCAGCAAAGTCAATATTACAAGTACAACTTGCAGTAAAGGACTTCATGATTTCCGCACCACCAGCAAGCATTACTGATTCAGAAGGGATTTCAAGTAGTTGGAAAATGTCACCATTAGCAATGGTAGCACCTGCAGCAATCATAGCATCAATATCTAAGATTGCCTCAATGGTTCGTACAGTATTACCAACAACTGTTGGAACAGCAAGAACGTTTGCCCCAACACCAGCAGTAACACTGGAAGTCATATCAAAAGTAGCCATAGTTTATATCTCCCCTATGCTGCGTTATAACGGGCAGTAACAATTGCTTCTGGACGAAGAATCTTACGACCGTATAGATGCATACCACGAACAATGTCAGCAAAGCTGTCAGGGTCACGGTACTGTTCTGTCTTGTTGATTTGCTCAGCAGTTGCTACAGCAGAATCATGACCAGCTACGATAATACCGCAATTAGTCAATTGGTTAGCTGTACCTGCTGTACCTGCTCCAGTGCCTAGTGCTGGCAGATTGGAAGAGGAATACACACGAAAGCCGTGGAAGTTGTTAATAGACAAGCCATTACGCAATCCACCTGATTCACCAAAGTCAGCATTCATAAAGCGGGAATCTTCATCAGCGAGGATTTCCATAAATACTGGATCGACTACCAGCCAGCGACCTTGTGAGTCTACCTGTTGCTGATCAAGCAAACGCTTCATGCGTGAGATAATCATAGCAGGAGAAACAGTAGCTGTTGGTAAGGAAGTAGCACCCGGCATACGTGCAGTCACAGGAATTGAGTGAGTGCCAGCAGAGGCAGTAGTTATATTTCCAAAGTCACCTTTGTGAAGCTGCATAGAAGCAAGCAATTCGTTAGCACCTGCAGAGCTTACAGCTTTAGTACCATTAACAGTTGTGTTAAGAGTATCAGCTTTAGTATGCAAAGAAGACTGCTTATAACCAGACATATATCCAAGAACTTCTTGGTCATGATTGTCTGCTAAACGATAGGCAGCACGATTAGTTGCAAGATCCATGAAGTTTACATGGGAATGAGCTTCTTCAATATCGTCCATTTTAAAAGCAAAATAGTTAGCTTTGTCAATGACTAGATTAAAATCGTCATCCTGCAAATCTTGCGCTGTGACATTTGTGCCACGTGCATATTCACTTACGCTGATCTCAGGCTCTTTGATGATTTTTACTGTATCGCCTTGCGATGCAATTTCACCAAAATAATCTGAGTTAGTAATATCACCTACAATTGTACTCTTGCGAAAAGCAAGTTGTACTTTTTTTGAATAGATTACTGGGCTAAAATTACCATTCGGTAAGTTGCCATAACCTGTTGAGGTTGTAAAAGCCATTGGATAAATCCTCCTATTGAAATTGTTTGGCTTAGGTTAAGCTAAACATCTTAGTCAAGAGGCTGAATTTTTTCTAGGGTGCAGGTGTAATAGGATCGGCCAACCCTAAGACTACTGGGCCTGTACTTAATCAGGTAGTTCTTATTAACGTGTTTAGACTGTAGTAAAAAGGATAGTATGCGAGGTTGTCTATTAAGAGGCTCTTTAATACTATCCCTTAGTTATATTGACTATTGAACTTTTGTCAATAGCTATTATCGGGCTTTGCCTGATATATCGTAAATAAATTTCCCTGAACGCATTGCTAGGGTAATTTCTTCTTGATTCTTTTCAAAGTCTTTGTCTGACATTTTAGCAATGTCTGACTCTTTAAACGTACCATTAAACTCAGCAGTGTCAATAGAAGTCTTGCTTCTTTTGTTTACAACAGATGCTGCTTCTTTTGATTTAATTTTTCTAGCAGAAGGGGTCATACCTTTATCAGATTTGTAAAGATCAATGACACGGACTACTGAAGCTGGATCATCAGCGTTTTCATACAAAGCATCTTGAACCCACTTAGGTTGCTCATCTGCCCAATCATGAAATTCATCAGAAGTTTTTAAGTCGTCAAAGTCAGAGTGACTTTTTTTAATTTCTAATTCTGACTCTATGCGTTTGTTTTCATAGTTAGCTTCATCAATTTTCTTTAATCGTGCATCTGCTTTATCAAACATTTGCTCTGCTTTTTTATTAGCAATAGTTTCTACTATACCAGCAACGTCAGGATATTGTTTAGCCCAATCAGCAATGTCTTGATCTGACTTAGGTAAACTAATAGAAGAGCTATTTATACGTCCTTCTACTAAATCAAGTTTTTCTTTCCACTCAGTTTCTTTCTCACTCATGTGGCGTCTAAGATCACCATATCGTTTCTTAAAAGATTTTTCT